AGGGAATACGAGAAGGCTCATCACTACGTCTGGCATCTCGTTCTTGTTTGGGCAGACAATATCGTCTGCGTTATCCCAATCTTCTTCGATTGCAGGTATGTCGTTGTCGAGGTTGATTTCTTGTGGGTCTGTCATATTACTCTCCTTATTTTAGGCATTAAAAAACCCTCAGTCGTCACAACTGAGGGCTTTGGTGGGTGAAAATTTGACGGCTTACTTGTCTTTGAACGTGACAGTAATGCTCTCTATATCTCTGCAAGTTTCTGCTATGCGTTGATAGATTTCTTTCTGTAATTTCTCAGACACATCTGAGCCATGTATCTCAAGCATGTCTTCGTATGCTTCAGTAGGTGGTTCAATGCCATAGTCGTTGACGTTGTCGGCAAGTCCAGATCCGTCAATGCTATCGTATAGATGCAGAGTACCAGTCACACCTAAGTCTATGAAACTCACTTCAACGTCGATTGTGTCTATAACTTTTGCCATTATGCAAACTCCTTCGTTATTCTAGCGAGGACAGTTTCGACCTCGTCTATGGTTGCGTTATCGACCACAGACCCAACCCAAATCGGCATACAAGTGTATGTCATTGTGAATAGTGGTTGTGTTTCGTGGTCAACTTGAGTTATTCGTAAGCCTTCTCGATTGGCTACGTTCTTTGCTATTGCAATTCTGTCTGTCATTTACCCTCCAAAGATGTTGAATATGAAAGCTAGTGCGTTATGAAACCAAGTTAGTATGTTGTGAAACCAAGTTAGTATGCGTAGAAACCCAGAGTAGGCATAAGGAAGCCAAAGTTCGTAGATGAGTACGGCAACTATGAAAGCCACAAACAAAGCGAACTCTCGAAGTTCTCGTCTGATGTACTTACGCTTTGCCTTGAGTTCTTCGGTTCGTCTTCTCTCGTTTGCCTCACGTCTGACTTCAGCCAGACGATGAGACATAGCAATGTCGATTTCTCGTGATAGTGCCTTGTTCATGCTCGGCCTCTCTTTCGAGCCAATACAAGACGCATGATTAAAGCCATTGCTTTTGGCTGAGTTCGTAGCCAAGCAACTATGTGATTGTCATGTTGAATGTTCATGTGACCTCCAAAAAAATGAGGCCAGACGCATTGTCTGACCTCGTGAGTTTCATTAACAGAGAGTGATTAGATGTTTCCGTTGCTCTCGCAACGCTGTGTTACAGCTTTTAGGGAATAGCAGTTGCTATGCTTGGTGTGTTTTGTCCTACACCTTTGTTGTTTTTCCCTGACCAGCGATACAGATTTCTGTTTCTGGCATTTGATTGGCAACTCCTTTTGGGGAGCGAACAGAGCCTGATAACGCCAACGAACTTCGTTGGCTTTGTACTATTCCAGGTGATGTCTTCCTCCTTGTATGTTTGGGACGACAGATTTTTGTCGTTTTGGTTAAGTGGTTGATATGTTAGGTGCTAACCCATTGTTCTTGGCCTCGTGGAGAGGTTTTCAAAACGTCCGAGAAGCCAAAACCCAAGAACACTTCCTTCCGAAGGAAGTACAACCTCAACGAAAACAACGGCTTAGTCGTTGTGGTGTCGAGTTGTTGTCGTTTTTCTTGGGAAAAGTATGCGTTTCCACATACTCATCACAAAAAAAAGGAAGGAAGGCTTTCGCCCTCCTCCCGTGTGTGTGGGGATTAGCCTTTGATGATTTTCACGAATGCCATCACCTGTGCGACTTGAGCTTTGCTCAAATCCGACAATGGGTTCGCAGGTGCTTTCGCAGGTGCTTTTGCCTTCGCCTTCGCCTTTGGCTTGTCTGCCTTTGCGAAAGCCATTGCGACAACCTCAGAGCCGTCTGCACCTTTGTTCAGAGCGTCAATCGCCCTTGTGTAGCGAGCGACCCAGCCCTCAGATTTGCCCTCACGATCACGCCTTGCCTCGAATGTCGAGTAGACTGTCTCGAATTCGACCTCGCCTGCGTTAAATGCGTCCATGATGTCCTTGATTGATTTGCCGTTTGTTGTAAAAGCCATGCGTTCCTCCGTTTGGCTGATTGATGAAAAAGGAAACCGAAATTTCCAACCCATCAAGTTCCCTTATCGCCTACGGGGGGCGTACACCCCTTCCCGCCGTTCACGTTTTTCAAGTGTCACCTCCCCCACCCCCAAAACTAATCGGAGCAAAAATTGAAACGTCGAGGTGTATATAAAGAATGTGAAACATGTGGCAATGAGTTCTATGTCAAAGCCAGTAAGGACGACTGGGTCAAGAATTGTAGCCTAGAATGTAGGCGAAACGCTCCAGCCAAAAGAAAAAAGCAAAGAGAGTTAGAGGAAATGAAAAAAGTATCCGCTTTAGCTACCAGACATGAGTTAACACCTATGCAATCTTCCCAGATCAGAGGCCAGATTGCTGGCTTCGTGCGTAATCAAATAGATATAGCCAATGAAGTAGTAATGGGTGGCACGGATTGGTCGCCAACCCAAGCTCGTGTCTTCGGTATATTACTTAATAAGGTAGTTCCAGACCTAAATGCCAGCTATGTCCAGCACGAACACAACAATAAGGACGTAATAGACATGTCCCGTGAGGAATTAGAACGCATTGCCTCTGGCATTGACGCAATAGATGTAAAGGAGAACCCAGATGAGAGTGAATAACCCCCAGAAAGAGGCACATCTTTCCAAGATTGGCGTAGAAGACTTCGGTTATGCCATGAAAAAGCTAGATCTTTCCGTAGTTCCAGCAGAAAAACGTGCAGATGCTATCAAAGATCATCTAATGGGCATCATGTCTGAGACAATTCTTAACCCCACTGCACGTTTTGACATAGCAATGGCACGACAGATGTACCGAAAGACAAAGAATGGCGGCTAATACCCAACGTGAAGCCGCAAAATACCTACTAAAATTACGAGATGCCCAAGAAAACTTCCTTGGCTTCGTAAAAATTAACTACCCTGAGTGGGAACTTGCAGATTTCCAGCTAGAATTAATAGATGCCTTAGATAAACTGGAGAAAGGTACGCTCGGTACGAACAATCTCCTCATTACCATGCCACCCAGACACGCAAAGTCTACATTCGGCACGGTTCTTTTCCCTGCCTACTTCATGGCTCGCAATCCAGAGCGATATATTATGTCTTGCTCCTATAATTCCCAACTCGCCACAGACTTCGGACGGCAGGTACGGACAGTCGTGGAAGCCAAGCCCATTCACCAAGCCTTTCCAGACTTTAACCTCTCGCAAGACAGCCGTGCGGCTGATGTCTGGCGTACAGAGAACGGAGGTGCATACTTCGCAGTCGGTATCGGAGGTACAACGTCTGGTCGTCCAGCCAACCTGCTCCTCGTAGACGACCCCATCAAGTCAAGAGAGGACGCAGAGTCTATGACCCAACGCAACAAGACTTGGAACTACTACACATCCGCCCTAGCCACACGTCTCCAGCCAGAGACAGACCGCACACCCCCAAAGCAAATAGTAATCCTAACTCGCTGGCATCCAGACGACCTTGCAGGTCGCCTTATAGATAGTGATGACTGGGAAGAAGGACGCTGGACGCACGTTAACTTCCCTGCAATTAAGAAAACATTATCGGGTAAAAAGATAAGTAGACGTAACCTGCCTGAAGACCACCCCATGTATATCAAGGCTGGTGAACTTCCAAACAATCCGTCCAAACGCTACATCAAGGAAGAAGAAACGGTAGCCCTGTGGCCTGACCGTTTCTCCCTAGAAGAACTACACAGACGGGAACGCTTGAACCCACGAGAATTCGCATCTCTCTATCAGCAACAGCCCTACATCGAGGGCGGTAATATAATTAAATCAGATTGGTGGCAGTCATACCCAGAAGATCTTTCCCCAGAAAACTTTCAAACCCTCGTAATCGGGGTGGACACAGCATTCAAGAAAACAGAAACAGCCGACTACTCCGTAGCAATAACTGCTGGCATAGACAGGAACGGCGACATTTATATCGTAGACATTATGCGAGGGAAGTACGACTTCCCAGAATTGAAACAACGCCTGATCCGTTTAAACAATAAGTGGCGTGGCAAAGGTCTTCGTGCCATGTACATAGAAGACAAAGC